GAGGTATCTCAAAAAGACTAAGGAGTTTTTCCATCATTCGCACCCCCTGATAGTTCCGCACTATCCCCGAGGTAATAATGCTCCGTAAGGACGCACCCTCGGCTACTTCCTCGTGAAGTAGATCTAAGTCGCTCCGCCGACCCTCACGCATCTCTTCCTCAGGAGGCTCACCGTGTTCCCAGATAATAGTAGCCTCCTTCTTACAGTATTGCGACGCTTCCCAGCGGGTTCCCCGCCGTCGCTCCAGATGTCCCTTTTCTAGTGCTGCATGTATAACTTTAAAACTTCTAGGATTGTGGAATTCCACGTATCCTTGTAGATGCGGTGTCCCGCTTTCACCGACCTCCTCGCCGTATACAGCGTATCTAGCCGTCGCCAGAAATTCTTTGATTTTTGGAATATCCTTAGGATTATTGATAGTGAAACAGACGCTTCTTAATTTAGACATTTGGTTGATATCCTAAGGATATATAATAATTTTGGAATTGCCCAAAATAAAAATCTAAGCCACTAGTATCAAAAGATGCCTTTCCGACGTTCCTATCGTCGCCGCCGTGCTCCAACAACCCGCCGCCCTCGCCGCCGCACCTACGCTCGCAAACGCCGAGCACTCCCTGCCCGCTTCCGTGGTAAATCACGGAAGAAGTATACTCGCACCAAGTCGTTAGCGTCCGCTCTAACGCCACTTGCCGAGACCAAACTCAAGGGAGTTATGAATGTATATCCCAATCGTAAGGATGTCCTTATGGGATACATCATCCTTCCAATCGGTAACGGCTCCCCTGTAGCCACTGGTTATACTATAGAAAATCCACTTGAAATGTGGAACTATAAGCAAGGCACAGGTATCAACGAGAGAGACTCTCGCTCGTTATACATACGGAATACCAAAATGCAGATGCGGGTCTCATATACCCCGTCATTCCTAGAATACCCAGAAACACGCCTTTGCGTCCCTCAGTTCTGTCGGTTCATTGTTGTTCGCAATAAGACCCAGAACAGGCTTCAAGCCATTGACTTCGCCAGTGACCTATTTATGGGTCAAGAAGGTTTCCAAAAGGGTATCACCACGATCACCTCCGATTTCCAACTCTCGAAGGCACCAATTAACCGCACTAAGTATGTTGTTATGATGGACAGAAAGTTCACACTTTCACCCTCAAGTTTCACGTCCAGAGACGACGTGAACGCTACTGACACTACCGTCAGTCGTCAATTCAGCAGTAAGTATCCCTGTTTCAAAGATATTAACCTCAATATCCCAATTGGTCGCAAGGTCAGGTATATATCAAATACCGACGACGCACAAGACCTACCAAGTGACTACACTATCCTCTGCCTCCACTATCCAATCGGTGGAACCGTTGGTGGACAGAGTATCACTCAGCAAGACGGCCAGATAAATCTGGACGTTCTGGGAACCACCACTGCTTTAGATTTGTAGATAGCCAAGGCAAAACTAGCCAGCCCCTCCTACTAACAACTCCCTATCACTACCAAAAAAATCTAACTAATACCTGAAGACTTAATCCAAGCCCTCAGTTACCGGTTACGACCGTAATCCCACCAGCGAAACCTCGCCGAAGGCACTGCGTGCCTAATGTATAAACCTGTAGTGAGCCTCGCCACGGTCCACTACCGCAACGGAGATTTAAATAGCCCCTTGGGCGTTTAAAATCGCAGTGGAGGCATACTCTCCAAATAGCAGGCGAACGTCTCGCCCCCCGCTATCCGCTATGCCTCCTTTTCTCTAGAAATCATCATCCGCTGCACCGCTCCCAGAGCCGACAGGCTCGTGCATGTTCTCAATGTTGAACTCATCCCATCGACCCGATCGCACCGCCTCATTGTATGTAATCTCCATATCAATCTTCTCGTCATCAGTCAGGGGTATAGTATTACCCCCTGACTGGTGTTCTGCGTTCCGTTCCAACGGACGCAGGTTCCTCCCCGAAAACTCCCGCACCACAGCCAAACGGCTCGTAAGTTGGGTAATATCTTCAGATATTTGAAACTCCCGCTCGGGTTTCTTAGGACAAGTAATCCAGATATGGTCAGCCACGAACTGCCGATATCCGCCTTTTACCTCGACCCGATACGGATGCTCGTCTAGAAGCATCAACAGTTGGCTCCAAGGTAGCCAATCTTGCCGAAAGTCATTGATAATGACGCACTTGTGACGGTCATAGCCGTCCATCCATTTCCCAGACCCGTTTGAATAGTATACGTCACCCAGAGCCTCTGCCTCTTTGCCCGCAGTATACGACTTACCAGTGCCAGAAGCACCCCAATACCAATAAACTTTGGGACGACCCTGACGAGGTATCTCAAAAAGACTAAGGAGTTTTTCCATCATTCGCACCCCCTGATAGTTCCGCACTATCCCCGAGGTAATAATGCTCCGTAAGGACGCACCCTCGGCTACTTCCTCGTGAAGTAG